ACATACCACATATCATAATTCTTATAGACCATTAAATTAATTTTATTTATTTGTAAAAATTTAAAGACTGATAATTCGAGAGCATCGATTTAATATTGTGTTTTTTGGGCAAAAATATTAAATATTACCATTTATTTTTAAATATATTTTTATTTATATTACCACTGTTTAACATCTAATTTCTTAATTCTTTTGGTTAGATGTTGATTAGTTTATATTATTCATAAATTATTATTTTATTCAACAAATCATCCATCATGTCATGTAATTCAATTCATATGTAAACAAATTATAGAAATTTTACAGATAAAAAATACAATTAATTATGAGATTGATTTATTAATTGATCCAAAATGTATTTTATATAAATGTATTAAAAAACATGTAAAATTTGAAATTGACAATTTTCATCCGTGCGTATTAAATAACACAGATATAAAAACAATAACACAACATTATTAGAATACATATAATAACCTATATCAAAATTAATTAGTAATATTATTTATCTAATGCAATTAAATTGCAAATTTGAATTAATCGAAATAAATTGGAACCATTTTATTTTGTTTATTTTTTAATTTTACCAATGTTTCAAGTATTGCATAAGGTATCAAATCAACTGGTTCATAATTTTCCAATTTTTTGTCGACAATTTGAGTATGACCTAATATATATTTTTGTGCATATATAGCAGGTTCTGAATCGTTTAAGTTATTATATTTTTTAAAATACGGTATTAAACTAGAATAATTATTAAAATTAATAGCATTAGTTTGATTAATTTGATGTATTAAATCAGTAGTTTTATTTACATTATTTATAGGATTAATAATTTGAGAAATATTATTTGGGATTGTTGTTTTAATACTATTTAATTGTTGTACTAATTTTTGAACTATTTCATTATTAGATTTTGGTTTTGATTGTTCATAATTAATTTGATTAATTAATTGTTCTGTTTTTTCAATATTTGCCAAAATTTTTTCATTTGTATTATCAATTTTATCTATATTTTTTCCTTGTAATAATAATTTTAGATTTTCATTTTTTTGTTTATTAATTTTATCAATTAAATTTTGTTTTTCGTTTTGTAAAGTTTGCAATATATCAGTTGGGTCAGTTATTGGTGGAGGTAGTGGGATGTGTGATGTTACAATATTATATAGTTTATAATCTTTTGTATTTATATTATTGTAATCATTTTGTTCTTGATCAATATCTTTAAAATGTATTACATAATCTGAATTAAAAACTTCTTTTTTTAATGCATCAAAGGGATTTTTTTTGTTATTATTGTCAATTAAAATTCCATCTGCGATTTGTTCATATAAAGCACATTCAATAATATATGGAGTTGTTTCAATTAAATGTCCTATTACATTTTTTGATGAAATATTTTTTTTTAGGTCATCATATATATCATATTTATTATTATCATCTTTATTTAATTTATAACATATATAATGACCATTGCCATCAATACCAGATTTAACCAATAAAGCTTTACAGATATATTTTTTACCGTTGATAAGTTCTACTTTATGATAACATTCATTAAATCTTATATATTGACTTGCAATATATTGGATAATAAAATATTTTTGAGTTATTAAGTATGGATAATATGAATTTTTAAATGCAGTATGACTACTTGTTTCAGCCGTAATTATATTTTGATTAGGTTTAATGTTTGCCAAAAATTGTAATATTTGAAGTATTCCTATAAATTTATAGTTTGTAATAGTACCTGTAAATGTAACCGATTTATGTTTTAATTTTTGATAATACATTGAATAAAATCTAGTTTCAATAGAACTTATCTTTGTTACTAATAGTTTATAAAAATCAATATCGTTATTATATGAATCTTTATTACTTATATCAATTCCCAATATTAATTCAATATATTGCATTGCTTCGAGTTGTTGACCCAAATTAAATTTACTTAAAATTGACGAATTAAAAATATCAATATCCAATAAATTTCTGATAGCATGATTTATATTTTTTTGTTTATCAATAGATGTGCCAGTGAAAGTATTTTTATAACAATTTAACATTGATTTCATATTAGTAAAAAAAATTTTTCTATCTGATTTTTCATTTATATATAAATTAATATAGTCGATAAAGAAATTTCCAACTTCTGTAATGGATAATATAAATTGATTGGCAGAATTTAACCAACATAAATTTCCAATATCAAAACATGAATTAATATTATCATTTAATGTAGTTAATTCAGCATTATTACCATCATTTTTGTTATCTGTATATAATTTGTCAATATCAATTATAGATAACCAATCATTTTTTTTTGTAGGATCTAAAATAATATCATTATATATTTTTTCAATTGTAATATCAAAATCATTTATTGGAATTCCTACTTTGAGATTAATATTTGTATTTAAAAAGAAGAAATTTGGGTTAGGATTAGTTGTATCTAAGGTAATTGTATTAATATCTTGAAATTTATCAAGATAATGATTGCCATTATACAAATAATATTTGATACATTTTGAATAAATTTCATTAAAATCTTTAAAATTTTCAAATATTAATTTAGAACCATATATATCATATTGATTAGTTTCTTGATTACAAAATTGAATAGATTCTATATCTTTGAGAATATTTTTTTGTTTTAATACAGCAACCATTGAATGTAAAAACATATCACGGAAATAATTTAAATAATAACGTTCATTAGGTGTTGTATAAACTGTACCAATACCAGGTAATCTGATATTTTTTATTTCATTACCTATATTGGCTAAATTATATAATGAGATTAATAATCCAACTTCAATACCTAATTTAACCATATTTATTTTATTATTATTATCTAATAAATCTGTAATAATAAATTCGGATATATATATAAGATATTGGCCATATTTAGGTTTAATTGGATTGGTATATTTATAAATAAATGATTTTTTATCGGCATTATTATTGATATTTGTTTTATCGGCATCATCAATATTAAGAAATAAATTACAAAAATAATTTCCATTATTTAAAGTATATGTATAATTTCCTGGACATAAAATTGCCAAATTATTTCCTAATGTATCATCATATTTTGCAGTATCTGTATAAAATTCAGGTATATTTTTGAATTCAAAAATAAGATCATTAACTTCATCTTTTACATCATTTGCAGTGAATGGAATATAATTTTTGAATCTAATTAATTTAGTTATAGGATCTGCCATAATATTTGATACCGAAAATAAAAAACAAATTGTGATAATAATTTATAGTTATAATTAATTATTTTATTATTGATAGTTAATGGAGTTAGATAATAATCAAAAATTATTATATAATTATAATTTTAATAAAAAAAATAATAATGCTATTTGTTTGGTAGCAGGTGCAGGATCAGGCAAAACAACAACTATAGTTCATACAATAGTTAAATTAGTAAATGATAATCATTTACCAGAACATTTTTTTATAACAACTTTTACTCGTTCGGCTGCAAAAGATCTAAAAATAAAATTAAATAAATATTTATCAAATGAGATTGTAAATAAATTAGTGATAGGAACATTTCATGAGATAGCAGGATGTTTTTTAGAGAAATACAAATATACAGATAATATGTTAATATCATCATATGATGATTGTTTATATAATTATGCGGAATTGTTATTAAATGAATCATATATGGAAAGCCATAAATACATATTTGTTGATGAATATCAAGATATTAATGATATTCAAGAGACTATTATAGAAAGATTATTTTATCGGAATAAAGATAATGTAGAAAAAAGAATATTGGTGGTTATTGGAGATGATCAACAGAATATATATACATTTAGAGGTAGTAATATAAATTATATGTTAAATTTTGTGTTAAAATATGATGGGGAACATATATTTTTGACAAATAATTATAGATGTCCAAAACCAATAGTTGATATGTCAAATAATGTATTAATAACGAATAAAAACAAGATAGACAAAACATTTGTCAGTGCATACGAACATTGTTTACAATTAGAAAATGTAAATAATAAAATTATATTATTACCGATAAAGGCGAATCAACATGATATAGATAAATATAATGCAATTGTATCAAAAATTGTTTTAAAGAAGATATATTATTTAATGGATTGTAATATTATTGGACATGGACAAAAGAGTAATACTTTAGCGATAATAAGTAGATATAATTATACATTAAAATTTTTGGAGACGGTTTTAACGAGACATAATATAAGATCAACATATGCGGAATTTATGGATAATAATATATCTAGTAGGATAATATTGTCGACAATACATGGAACCAAAGGATTAGAATTTGATCATGTGATATTTATAGATTATATACCGAATAAATGTACAAATATGGAAGAATTAGAGGAGGAAAGAAGATTATTTTATGTTGGGATAACCCGTGTTAAGACAGAATTAACGATATTATATAATTATGGTAATCCAAGTTGTTTTTTGCGTGAGTGTTGGCATATCAATTCGAATATATTTGTAAATTTATCGGATGATTATTTAAAATTTGAATTGGATTATACATTTTTCAAGAAGTCCGAATATGTGCAACATAATATAAGTCAGATATGTGATAATTTAACATTTGATGAAATATTGAAACTAGATGAAATAATACCATTTAGATCATTTTTACAAAAGAACAATAAAAAATGTAAAATGATAAAGATACATGAGAGGATAGTTTTAGAGAATATTATAAAAAAAAATAGTTATGAACAGATAATAACATGTTATGAGCATTTATATGAGATATTTGGTAAATATATTTTAATTAATAAAATATATAAATTATACAAATGTCATATATCATTAGACATAATTCAGTCGATAATATTTAAGAATTATAGTTTAATAAAAAATACAAAGGATAATAATTTAAATTTTTTGATAGAATATGTATTTAATAAATATAAAATAGATTTGTCAAAAAGTGATATTGATATAGGATATTTAAAAAGATATTCTTCATATAGTCATAAGATATGTCCAAAATATTTAGATTGGGATCATATATTAGATCCGAATATCAAAGATAAATATATGAAATCTGTAAATAGATATTATGACGGATCATATAACAATGTTGATTTATTTAATGTAAGTATAATATCAGATATGACAATAAATAATAGATTATCGATGCAATATTTAAATTTTGATGACAAAATATTGAATTTAATATCAGATAAATACGGGGATATGGATAATTTATTGGATGAAATTCAATTATTAGAGTGTAAAGTATTATATGGTGAGATATATGAATATGAGGAGTATGTAATAAAATCGGATTTTATATTTTTGATAGAAAATAATTCGATGGTAATGGGAATTGTTTCGAATGATAGTCCAAATGTAAATAATATTATACAACAACTGACGATAGCTTTTTTACATAATAATAATTATACATCGTCAGATAAATACATGATTAAGAAAATAAATTTATACATACCATTGACAGGATTAATATATCAAATTAACATTAGTAAAATAGATAGAATATTCGAGACTACTTTTTTGAACAAATTGATTAACATAAAATAATAATATAATAACAATACATGTTAAATATCAATATAATAAATTCAAAATTATTCATAAACGGATGTTATAATACATATGAAACTTATAATATTTATAAGAAATATAAGATAGGTGATTTGTATAATAAATATTATTGTACAAACAAGATAATTTTAGAATTCAATGTGGCTCAGTTTGTTTATTTTTTACAAATTATTAAAATATTAATAAATGACAAAATTACATTTAATTATGGTTATGATTTATATCGAAATTTATTTTATATATTATTACTCAATGATTATTTTCTGACTGTAAATATATATAATAATCAAAATGAATATTATGAATATTGTAAATTAAGCAGTAGTTATTCAAATACACTGATAGGTAGTGGTGGTTATGGCAAGATATATGAGTATAATGATAATTATGTTATAAAATTAGGTTTTTTGGATATAGCAATTAATGAATTTATAAATAATTATAAATTAATAAATGCAGTTAAGACGTTAAATATATCATTTAATATAATTAATTTCAATAAGATAATATTATATCATAATACAAAATATTCATTTTTTTCACAGAATGTGATAGAACAGAAATTTTTTCTAGGGTTTGTTATGCAAAAGTTAGATAATATAGATGTATTAAAACAAATCAGTAATTTAAAGAAGATATTAAATAATTTTACGATAGATATAAATTTATTGAATAGTAATGACATATATATAATGGATCTTAAAAATAATAATGTATTATGGGACAAAACAGACAAAAAAATAACATTAATTGATTTTGATGCAATTGATATTGACAATAAAAATAAATTAATTTCAACTGGACATAACACAAATTTATATTATGAAGATAATAATATAAAAAAGTGTGATATATGTGGTTTGATGGAAATAATATTATATTTATTAGATATAAATATGTATGATATATTATTGTATATGTCGAATAAATTAAATTATCCAAAAAAGATGGATGGATTAAATAATATTTTGAAATTTCGTATGTATTTAAAAAAAAATATTAATAGAGAACAACAGATAACTTTAATTAAAAAATTTTTAGAATTAAAAAATAAAAAAATAGATGATAATATAATATTACTTATACATAATAATATATATGACACAAATAAAATAAATGATGTATTAATGTTAATTCATAAATATTTTTAACATATTGGAATCCATTTTTTAAATTTATTGTTGAATATACATTTATGTATAAATATATCATTTGTCATACTTAATTTTTTACAATGCTGTGATGTTTTAATATCTGGTATATGTGCAATCCCAATTCTATTTTCTGGAGTTATATTTAAATATATTTTATCATTATTTTCATAATGATAAAGTTCAAAAACGTCAGTTAAATTTGTTTTTTTTATGATAAATTCTTTTATCATAGTTGGTTCATTATTATTTGTAATAGACATATTAATAGGAATAATAGGAATTGTAAGATGATTATGTTTTTTTATAACTAAGTCATTATTAGTATTAGATCTTAATTGTGTAAATTCTGCATCATTAATGTAGATATATGTTTTACCAGATCTTTCAGGCATAAAGATGATTCCATTAATTTTAAGTTTACTATTTTTTATTTTTTTAAAAATAACTTCACCGATTAGATTAATATCATAATATGCACATATTTTGATATCAAATTTAGTTGTATCAATTGATTTATTGATTGTTGGTAAAAAATTAGTAATTAGTGCAATCTTATCGCATATATTTTTAGTTAATATTTTTTCTCCATTAAATATATAACAATCATGAATTAGATATGTCAAATTATTTTCATTTAATATAAATTTTCCATCAAATATACTTAATGGAAAAAATTTATTACAATTATTATGTTCAACCCAAAAATTATACAATTTAATACGATTTACATCAATTTGATTTTTTTGATATTTAAGATCTTTTTTATTTATTATCGCTTGATATTTTTTACCATCTGATTGAATAAATATTATAATACAATTAACTCCCATAATATGAGAAGTAATGTAAAAATGTTCTTTTTTTAAAACATCTAAACTTTTGTAATTGTCTAATAACTGGTATCTAAAATTGCTTAAATTTAGTTCTCGATAAATAGTGTCGAGTATTAAATTTTTGGTACGAACATTTGTAATTTCATTAAAACTATTGATTTTACCAAAAACTTGTAATTCCATTATATATTATATACTATATTATATATAATGTATTAAGCTTAAGTTATTTTTTTTTCAATTTATTTTTAATTTAATGAAAATGTATCAAATGACGAATTTCCATATTCTCTATTATGACCTAATTGAAATGCATCAGATATATAATTATTTTCTAAATTTTCTAAACCATTGAATTGTTTATAATTATTTGTTGTTGCACGATCATACTGTTCCCATATAGTTAAATTGTCATCTGGTGTGATTTTATAGGTATTTGGATTGATAACCGGATTAATGTCAGAATTTTTAATAGCATTTGAATTTGGAATTAAATTATTCATCATCGGAATTTCAACATCATTGAATTTTTCAATATTTAATGATGAATACTTTTTATCTATTTCTGATTCTAATTCAGCAAACATTTGTTCTCTATTTGTTGATACTACACTAATATAATTATTTGATAATCTATTCTCTTTTTTATTATTTACGTTATTATTTACGTTATTATTTACGTTATTATTTACGTTATTATTTACGTTATTATTTACGTTATTATTTACGTTATTATTTACGTTATTATTTACGTTATTATTTACGTTATTATTTACGTCATTATTCACATTTTCCATCAAAATATTATTAATTAAATTATTTGTGTTTGTATCAATATTTATTATTTTATCATTTTTATTGTGAAATCCACTATTAATTGTATTTTCATTGTCAAATATAATTGTATCTACAATATCATTAAAACGAACTTGTTTTGTATTTTTTTTATCATTTTCATTATTATTTTGATTATTATTTTGATTATTATTTTCATTATTATTTTCATTATTATTTTCATTATTATTTTCATTATTATTTGGATTATTATTTAGATTATTATTTTCATTATTATTTGGATTATTATTAGTACATTCGTTATTATAATCAATTTCAGATTGATTATATGACAAATGCATATAATATACAATTATGCATGTTGATAAAATTAAAAATATTGTATTTTTATTTAGTTTAATATATTTTTCCATAAAATAAATGAAAATAATTGACAATAAAACGAATAAAACGATTTTTTGATCCATTATTATTTGTATACATTTTATTTATAATTTAATTTTAATTATAATTTACAATTATTTGACCATTATATTATAATAATATAATAATAAATAGTCAAAAAAATTAATTTTAAATATATATTTTATGATTGCCTATAAATTTATAGGTAATTACAATATATATATATATATATATTATAATATATATATAATGCTGAATACTTGTACACATAAAATTTCTTGTGATATTATTATTTTATAACTTTTTAATTGTATTACTTGGTTTATTTGCCAAATTATTTTGGATATTAGTTGGATCAGTTGACAATTTTATTTGTTTTGTAATTGATTTGTTTATGAATTTTATTTGTATGATAAGTAAAAATAAATTGTTAATTATAACATTAGTAAAACCAAAATTACCAACATTACCAACATTAAATTCTACGCTGTATCAAATTATAATTTTTATTCTATTGTGGATAATATCAATTGGAATATATAAACATTATTTTTACGACAAAATATTCGACAAAAATCGACGAAAATTCCGACAAAAAAAGATAATTAACCAAAAGAATGTGGATAATTGGAATATATAAACATTATTTTTACGACAAAATATTCGACAAAAATCGACGAAAATTCCGACAAAAAAAGATAATTAACCAAAAGAATTAAGAAAATAGACTATAATATGATGAACATAAAAGTTAAAATAAATTAATTTTATTTATTTGTAAAAATTTAAAGACTGATAATTCGAGAGCATCGATTAAATATTGTGTTTTTTGGGCTAAAATATTAAATTTTACCATTTATTTTTAAATATATTTTTATTTATATTACCACTGTTTAACATCTAATTTCTTAATTCTTTTGGTTAAATAAATATTTTTGGTGTAACCATTAAATTATTTTAATTATAGAGATAAATAATAAATGATAAAAATAACATTTATTATTTATTATATTTATTGGTTATTTGATGCATTAACTTTAACGGTGCATACATAATTACAACTATTACCATTACATTTTTTCTCACAATATGCCTCAAAACCAACATATTCTAAAATAAACCTAATAACAAAACCAATTGCAAATGATGATAATATAAATTGACAATAATTTTGTTTTTTTGTTTTCGTTAGTATATTGTTAGGACGACGTAATTTAACAAGTACTTTTTCGGTTATCATACTAATAACAACTGTAAATAATCCAGTATATATACTATTTATTATAATTTTTTCAGAATATTCCATATAAATTAATTATATATTTTTATTTATTTAATTCAAATTCTTTTATAAAACCTAATAATTCATTTGAATCTTTTACGATAGATTCTCCAAGTTTAACATTATTTGGTCTCTTAATATCTAATATCAATACAATTCTATCGCTATTCGCTAAATTATCTGCATAATGCAATTTTGAATCATCAAATATTATCCATTTTCCATTCATTTGTAATTGTTTGTCATTTTCACAATATATATATGCTGGTCCAGGAACAATTAAACCTAAATGACATCTTAAAACATAATTTGATAAATTTGCCCATCCATAATGTTTATCTAATACTGTACCCGCAGACAGTCTGGAAAAACCCACATTTATAATATCATCATTATTTTTTAATAAATTATAAATGTTTGGACATAATTTAATATTCGTATTGGACCATTTTCCAAATGCTTTAATTGGAAATATGGTCCATTTAATATTTTTATTGTACTCATTTTTCCATAAATAATGTTCAGGCCATTCTTGCCATTTTGTATTTTTTACATTATTTAAATCGTATAATATTAGATTTAAATTATTTGATGATATTTTTTTTAACCATGGATATGTTTCATTTATAGTATAAAAAGTTTTATTTTTTTTACGGAAAAACAACGAAATACCAATTAAAATTAATATTAGAATTAAAATGATTATTTTCATAAAGTTAAATTATATATATAATTTAAATAATTTAACTTTATGAAAATAAATAAAATGTTAAAAAGAAATCGTCTTAAATTATTTATATTTTATTTTTTCATAATAAATGCCAACGCATAATATGGAGGTAAATTGTTAAAAGGTAACCCTAGACCAGTTACACTTGTACTTCCTGACCATGTACCATCGTCAACTAATTTTGGACCAGCGCAACGTCCATTTTTCCAACAATTATGAGCTAATGTTGGTCTATCTAAACTAACACTATGTGAATGCGGAGGTAAATTAGATTCGGTAAGTGTTATTGATTCATTACCGCCATTGTTTCCAACAGAAAATAATGTTTTATTTGATGGTTTATTTAAACTTGCACCTATAATAAATCTACTTCGAAGATCCGGAGTCCCATTTGTACCATCACACAGTAACCAGCCATTTGGAATAGTACTAATACTACCTGACCACATGCATATTATACCAGAAGGTACCAATTCTATACCATTTTTATTAATTGTTCCGATTACATTTAATGAACCATTTATATTAATATTTTTATCAACTTGTATATTACCAGGTAAATTTAAATTTCCAGTTATTTCCGTATCACCTCTGATATAATTTTTTTTATCATTTTCATATGGAAAATGTGTTTGCATTCCATTTTGATTCTATTCAGAACTACCACCTTTTAATGTTGCAAATCCGGAATTATCAAAACTTCTAAATAAACTAGGACCATCAACTTGTAAATTAGTTGTAATTGTTTTACCAGCGACATTTAATGAAGTACTTGTAATATTACTGTTAGTATAAATATTATCATTTGTATTTAATTTACCGTTTATATTTGTATCACCTGATAAAATATTTATACCGTTTTCATTTGGTAATAATGAATTATCTGATTGGATACCATTTTTTTTCCCTCCTTTAACTATTATATTATTTACTTTGAGACTTTTATCTATATTTACATTTTGCGCATTTAAATTTCCAACAATACTTGTATCACCAGATAATATATTTATACCATTTTCATTTGGCATAATTGTATTGATATTTGGTTTTCCTCCTGGTAAAATTAATCTATTATTTAATTTAATGGGACCTTGGGTGGATACATTTAAATCTGAATTTATATTAATCATATTTCCTTGCCACATATAACCAATATTATTTTTATCTAAATTTTGTATTTTATCGAATTTACTATTGTATATTGTATCATTCAATTGTAAATTAGAACCAATATTTATTTTATTATTTTTTGATATAATGTTTAATGGACCATTTGATTTTATCCATGCATTATCAATATCATAACCTAATTTTAAATTGTTTTTTGTATCTGCACCAATAACTATATGTCGTCCATTGTCAATATTATTTGGAGGAGCAATAATTTGTAAATTATAAATATATTTTGTTGCTCTAGGATCTTTTAACATAATAATAAAATGATAAAATAATAAAATAATTAAAATAATTAAAATAGTAAAATAACAAAATGATAATCATAATATTATACTACCAAATATAATAACTAATAAATTTACAAAAAAAAATAATCTGCCAAAAAAATAAAAAAAGGATAATTGAAATAGTAATATTTATATTATCAAAATCTATAAAATAATTACCTAAATGTTGTTTAATCATAATTTAACCAAAAGAATTAAGAAAATAGACTATAATATGATGAACATAAAAGTTAAAATAAATTAATCTAAAAAGGTAAAATTTGTATTTTTGTTCAAAAAGTGTATATTTTTAAAAAACA